CTTGCTCTTGCTCGACCGCGGCTACCCCGCCCGCTGGCTGGTGGCCGTGCTCAACCAACGAAACATCCCTTTCTGCATGCGCGCCGACGGCAGCGGCTTTGCTGCCGTACGGCGCTTCGTGCGCTCTGACCGTGACGAGGCCATCGTCACGCTCCCCGCTCCAGCCCGTATTGACGCGCGCGACTACGAGTGTGCGGCTACCCCGCAGACCGTTCGGCTGATCCGGCAGATCTCGCCAGCCGGCTGTGGGGAGGTGCTCGTTTTGACATCATCCCAAAAACGGTCCAAAAAGCCGGAAACCGCGCGCCAGTAAGGTTTTCCGGCTTTCATGGTGTTAAAAACGCGACCCGAAAAACCGCGCAAAAACGCTCCGAATTGAGCGGTTTTTGCGCGGTTTTTGTCTCCGGCGTGGGCAAAAAATGAGCGCCAGGCGACGGAGCGAAGGCGTAACGCCAGCGAAACCTTGTAACAGCGGTCGTTCGAGGCCTTCCGGCCCTCCAGGCGGACTGCGCCGAGAAACACTCCACCACCATCCTTGCCGGTGCCGGCAGAGGTTACGCAAACCACGTCGTCCAATATGGACTTGAGTTTGTTCTTGCTCTTCTGTTGATTTACCACGGGGAAATGCCCTAAAAAAGGGGAAAACTTAGCGTTTACCCGCGAGTAAATCTGCCCCCAATCGGAGGGAAGTAAGCGAGTGCTTCATTCGCCACCGATCACCTTGAGCATATTTGCGGCATCTGCTTGGTCCGCGCCCTGGGCGAGATAGTCGTACAGCACGGCCACGACTGCACCTCTGCGCTTAGGGTCCAGGCGTAAGCCCCGTTCCTGTTGCCACTCCTCAAAGGCTTCTTCGGCAAGCTGCAGCAGCGCTGGATCGACCTTCGAAGTGCCGGCGGCAACAACGCCAACAACCCGTGAAGGCTGCATGGACGTGCCAGTCAGGTCCGGTTGCTCAACCACGCGGTGCCCCAAATAGCGCGCCGGCACCTCATACACGCGGCGAGTGCCACCAATGCCCGTGCGCTCCTCGAAATACCACCCCTCGTTGTTTGCGCGACTGATGATCGCCACCTTGCTGGTCGGCAATCCCTCCAAACGCATCTTGGCAATCTCACTGGCCGAGTAGAGCTTCCCCACTGAACACTCCAATGCGCTCAAAGTGTTTTGTTCAAGAACACTTTTCGCGCCGAATGAGAAGTGAACCTTCTCTTTGTATATCAGATAGTTACAGGAAATTTAGTGCCAGGGGGTCGATTGGCCAAAGTGTTCAGTCAAGAAACCTGTTGACTGAACACTTCTTAACGCTTAATCTCTCGCTAAACCAGACCTTCGGGATTACACCCCGATCAAAAAACCGGCTGACGCCGGTTGAAGCGAAGAGACCGCCATGAGCACAACCCAAACCGCCGGATGGCACCGCGAGGACATCAAGGCTGCCATCCGCAAGAAGGGCAGCACGATGAACGACCTCGCACGGGAGAACGGTTTGCCGACTTCGACCGTCCGAAACGCGCTGAGCCGTCCCGCCTATTCCGGCGAGCTGGCGATCATGCGTTTCCTGGGCGTTCCTGGCCACGAACTGTGGCCCGACCGCTGGACTCCGGAAGGCCGGCGCATCCGTCCTCGCTATGCCCACAAGTATAGCGGGACGATGCACTTCAGCACGGTTAAAGCCGCCGCTTAGTTCTTCCACTCCACTTTTAACACTTGAGGAACTAGCGATGACGAAACGCCGCCAATCCAGCCGTGCCGCGTCCGGCGCTGGCCAGCTCGCGCTCAACTTCGACGTGTTCGCTGTCGAGACGCCCACTGGCGTGGTCGCCGTTAAGGGCGAGAACGCCCTCGACGCCGGCATCCGTCAGGCGCTGGTGACGACCCTGGATGCCGCCTTCGGCAAGGGGCTCTCCCGCGAGCGTGTCGCCGAAGGCATGAGCGACATCCTGAGCCGCGCGGTCACCAAGGCGCATCTGGACCTGTGGGTCGCGCCCAGCCAGGCCGAGCGCCGCATTCCCGTCGACGCCTTCATGGCCCTGATGACGGTCTGCCAGGACTTCACGCCCCTCGACTGGATGGCCGCGCAGTTCTCCCGGAAGGTGCTGACCTCCGAGGAAGTCCTGTGCGCCGAGTTCGGCGCCATGGAGGTGCTGCGCCGCCATCTCGCCTCGAAGTCGAAGGCCCTGGAGGGCCAGATGGACGAAAAGCTGTTCGGCCAGATCGCCAACCGGATCAAGCGAGGTTAAGTCATGCAAGCGAACCGACCGATCAGCTACCTGCCGCCTGCGTGGATCGCTGGGGCAAAAGCACGTCGAGATGCGCGCGAAGCACGTCGAGCGCAGCAGCAGCCTCCGGAAGCGCTCCTTCATCAAGCTGATTCGCTGCCCCACGGAGATGCACGCGGTACCTGTCCGCATTCAACGTGCCCGCTTCATGCAGCGTCACCAGCAAAGCGTTAAACGCGCCTTCCAGCGCTAACAACTGGTCATCAATTTTGCTTTCCACGAGGGTAGTCCTGTGATGTTAAGTGTCATGCAGATTGCGAGCCTGCGCGGGCATTCTAGCCAAGCGGGATGCGCCCTCGCCCCATGCGGAGGCCGGGCATGAGCCAGGTCATCGTTAAAGCCAGCTACAGCGCGAGTGCATTGTTGTCTCTGCAATTGCCTGTTCTGCCCGGCTCAAAAGCAGCCCTGATCGCAAAGGCGGACCGCGAGTCCTGGCACTTTGTCGAGACTACCGGCGTAGGCGGTACGCGCCGCGAATACACCCCGCCGGCCGCAGTGATGGACGCCATCCGCGCCAAGGCTGCTGAGCAGCTCGTGGCCACCGCCGCACCGGCCGTGGCTTGCCGCGACATCAGGCTGCAGGAGCGCCGTGACGAAACCCGCGCGCAGACCCTCAAGGCCGATGCCCGCAAGGGCGTGCTGGCTGCGTTAAACGGCCTGATGGAGCGCTCGCGCTACCCGATGAAGCGCGCCGCCACGGTGCTGCTGGACATGGCGCGCATCGGCACCGCCAGCCCGCAATTGGTGGCCATGCTCAAGCTGGCCCGCGACGAACGCGGCCGCAGCAGCCCGGACGGCCTGCCGTCCGTGCGCAGCATCCTGCGTTTCGTTGAATACGAGCGCAGCGGCAGCCTGGTGCCCAAGCGCATCGAGCGCGACATGTCGGTGCCGGACTGGGCGCCGTTCTTCCTGGGCCGCTTCCAGCGCCCGGAAAAACCCTCGGTCGCCCACGCCTACGAGCTGTTCGTTAAAGACTGGGCCAAGGTGCCGGGCGCGGTCGTGCCCAGCGTGCACCAGGTGCGCCGCTTCCTGGCCAAGATCGGCAACGTGAGCCGGGAAGCCGGCCGCATGGGCGATCGCGAGCTGAAGACCATCAAGCCGTTCGTGCGCCGTGGCTTCGACAAGCTGCTGCCGGGCGATATCTACAGCGCGGACGGCCACACGTTCGACGCGGAGGTCCAGCACCCGCTGCACGGGCGCCCCTTCCGGCCGGAGATCACCACGGTGATCGATATCGCCACCCGCAAGGTGGTGGGCTGGTCGGTCGGCCTGGCCGAGAGTGCCCTGGCCGTGCTCGACGCGCTGCGCATGGCGTGCCTGGATCGGGGCATCTGCGCCATCTTCTACGTTGACAACGGTTCGGGCTACGTCAACGCGATGATGACCGACGAGGCGACCGGCCTGATGGGCCGCCTGGGCACCGAGATGGTCAACAGCCTGCCCTACAACTCGCAGGCCCGGGGCGTCATTGAGAAGCTGCACCAGACCATTTGGGTTAAGGCGGCGCGCGAGATCGCGGGCTACATCGGCCACGACATGGACCGCGAGGCCAAGCTGGCCACGTTCAAGTTGTCACGCAAGGCGATCGCCACGCGTGGCGAGGTCGTGACCATGCCGCTGATGGCTTGGCAGCAGTTCGTCGCCTTCACGCAGCAGAAAGTGGCCGAGTACAACGACCGGCCACACCGCAGCCTGCCCAAGATCGTCGATCCAGTGTCCGGCCGCAGCCGCCACATGACGCCCAACGAGCAGTGGCAAGCCTTTGAAGACAAAGGCTTCGAGCCGCACCGCGTGCATGACGACGAGGCGGTGCCGCTGTTCCGCCCGCAGATGCTGCGCACCGTGCGCCGCGCGGAGCTGGAGCTGTTCGGCAACCGCTACTTCAACCGCGACCTGGAAGAGTTCCACGGCGAGCAGCTCGCCGTCGGCTACGACATTCACGATCCCAGCAAGGTCTGGGTGTACGACGACACGGGCCGCTTCATCTGCACGGCCGACCTGGACGCCAACAAGCGCGACTACATGCCCATGTCTGTGGTGGAGCGCGCCCGCGAGAAACGCGCGGAAGGTCGCGAAAAGCGCCTGGAGGCCAAGCTCACCGAGGTGCAGGAGGAACTGCGCGGCGCGCCGGCACTGGAGATGAACCCGAGCGACACGATCAGCATCCCCGGCTTCCTGAACATCTCCCGCGACCAGCTAGAACAGCGCGCCAAGGCCGCGCTGGAGGTGGACGTGATCGACGTGCAGGTGGCCGAGGTGATGCCGCTGCCGGTCGAGCCGGCACCCGCACCATCCCAGGGGTGGTCTGTGCCCAAGACAACAGAGGCGCGCTATGCCGAGTGGCAGCGCTTGATCAACCTGAACGAGGGGGAAATCGACAGCGAGAAGGCAAGGAAATGGCGGCACACCTATCAGGAGACCGCCGAGTTCCGAACATTGCAGCGGAAAACCGCTTGAAGACACCGTTTTAACCAACGCGCTGCTGTAGCAGCAGCACCGCATCAGTCATAGGAGAGCCTGAATCATGACGCAACGCCCAGCGACGGTCAATCTGGTCGCACCCATCACCAACCTGCACCTGGTCGCCGTGACCCTGGAAAAACTCATGGTGCGCAAGAATGGTCTGCCAACCATCGGCGTGATACATGGCGAGCCAGGCACCGGCAAGACCGTGGCCTGCAACGCTGTTGCCATCGAGATGCGCGGCTACTACGTCCAGATGCGCAGCATCTGGAACCGCAAAACTTTTCTCGCCAAGATCCTGGCGGAGATGAGCATCGAACCGGAGAAGACCCTCTCGGCGATGCTCGACCAAGTCAGCGACCAGTTGCGTGGTGGCCGCCCACTCATCATCGACGAGTTCAACCACTGCTTGCGCAGCGACTCGATGATTGAGCTGGTTCGCGATATCTACGAAGCCAGCCACGGCACGCTGCTACTGGTCGGCGACAAGCGCATCCCCGCCAAGCTCAAGAGCTGGGAGGCTTTTGATAGCCGCGTTGCGGCTCGCATCGAAGCTGAACCGGTTTCGCTCGATGACGCTCGCAAGCTGGTGCCGATCTACTGCAAAGGCATCGCCGTTGCAGACGATCTGCTCACGCACGTCGTCGCCAAGGCCGCCGGCTCGGTGCGCCGTGTCTGCGTGAACCTCGCCCGCATCCACGAGGAAGCCATGATGATGGCCGAATCGGAGATGACGCTGGCACTGTGGGGTGACCGCGAGCTGTATCAGCCGGCCGTGACGCCGACCAAGCGCCGTGCAAAGGCTGAGGAGGCTGCACATGGCGCGTAAGGCAGTCCACCTTGAAATGAAGGGCGGCAAGTCCCCCCGCCAGCGCGTGTGGGAAGCCATCCGCGCCAGCCGCAACAGCTTCACGCAGGCGGAACTGGCAGAAGCCGTCAACGGCCTGGAAACCAACATCCAGGAATACATCAAGTGTCTGCTCAAGGCCGAATTCATCGAGGTTATCGCGGAGGAGAAGGTAAGCCGTGGCCGCATCCAGGGTCGCAGGACTTACCGTCTCCTCCGGGATAACGGCGTTGAGGCGCCCCGCATTAGCAAGCGCGGGGAAATCGTCACCCAAGGCTGCGGCAACGAAGCCATGTGGGGAACGATGCGTCGCATGTTCAGCCGCCCGGGCAACGACTTCAACCACCGCGAGCTGGCGGGGCTGGCCAGCACCACCACGCATCCGGTGTCGGAGCAGACCGCCAAGTCCTACGTCCTGTGCCTGGCGGCAGCCGGCTACCTGCAGGAGACCAAGCCTGCGGTGTACGGTCGGCGCCCTGTTCCGGCGCGCTACTTCCTGCAGCTCGACACCGGCCCGCGCGCGCCGATGATCCAGCGCGCTCGCCAGGTCTTCGACCCCAACCCGAAATACAACCGCGTGATGTGGACCGAAACGAAGGGACTCGACGATGAACAGTGAAGTGAAAACGCTTCCGGCGTACATGGCGGCGGACTGGTTTGTCGGGCTGCAGCGCGAAGTCAAGGCGAGCACCGCAGCCAAGGTGGCAGAGCGCATGGGCATCTCCCGGCCGACGTTGTCGATCCTGCTCAACGGCCTGGGCGAGTACGGCAAGGGCACCGCCAGCACGGCACGCATCGAGATGCGGTACCGCCAGGCATTCGAGCGCATCGCGTGCGTTTATGACGGCCAGCAGGTCGACATCGAGCACTGCCGCGAGAAGGCCCTGGGCAAGGCACCGAATCACAACCCCATGAAGATGCATCACTGGCAGGCCTGCCAGGGCTGCAAGTTCAAGCCCAAGCCGAAGACGCCCGCGCCGGTCGTGGTGAAACGCGTACCGCGCAAAGCCGCCAAGTCAGAGCAGCCGATGGCTGCGCTGGATACCAAGACCCTGCCGTTGCCCGAAGTGGGCGCCCCTCAAATCGATTTAACCGTTAAGGAGCCTTCGCAATGAATCGCAATCGTGAAGACGTTCGGCCAATGCCCCAGGTGCTCCACGGCAGCCTGGTCGTCAACAACGGCCAGCAGTACGACAACCTGGTCACTGCTGAGCTGCGCACCGGCCTGTCGCGCATCGGCAGCGAGATCGCCGCAGCCGCCAAGCGCCTCGGCGCCGAGTGGGCGCTGATGCGTGAGCGCATGGCAATCCAGCGCAAGCTGCGCCGCCAGGTGAAGGATCTGCAGCGCGGCAACCGCGAGGTCACCTGGCTGCGTGACGAGCTCAAGAGTGCAGAGATCAACCAGTCCGCACTGGAGCTGCTGTATCGCAAGAACGAAGAGAAGCTGCTGGCATGCCTGGCACAACTGGATGGGGGCCTGTGATGCGCAAGCGCATGACCCTCCGCCAGTTCCTCCACACCCGCCTGGGCATCCTGATCTGGACGCTCCTGGTCGCCTCCCTGGCCTTTGACGCTGGCCAGTTCACCAACCAAGCGCAGGGCCGTGAATACAGCCACCCGCGCCCGACTGTCTGAGGGAGGGTTAATGCCGTTGCCAGCATTCACCTGCCCGGTCTGCAGGAACCCGCTCACGGTCGACGTGGTGTTCGCCCACGAAGGCGTACGTGACGCGATCCTGCAGCTGGTGAACGCCCACACAGATGGGGCCAAGCTCCTGCGCCCGCTGCTCGGCTACGTCGGCATGTTCGCGCCGGTCAAAACCGAGATGCGGTACGAGCGCGTTGCCTCGGTACTGGCCGACGTTGTCGCAATGATCAAGGCCGGCACCGTGCGGGACAAGACCGGCGCTACGCACGCGGCACCGATGGACTACTGGCGCCAGGCTTGCGAGGAGATGGCCGCCCGTCGTGACAGAGGCCATCTCCAACTGCCACTCAAGTCGCACGGCTACTTGCAGACGGTGGTCGTCGGTCTGGCCACCAAGGCGGAGGCGTCGGCCGAAAGCCAGACGGAGGCGCAGCGCGCTGGCCACTCCGGAACGGGCACCGCGCCGGCACGCCAGCAGGCTGTCTCGGTCGCAGATGTTAAGCGCTCCATGCCTGCCGATATCCGGAAATCCATTCTGAGCGCAGCGGGAAGCCGTCGCGCGGACACCCTCGACCACCCAACCACGATCAACGACTAGACATGACTCAGACCACCACCGACTACATGACCAACGCTCAAGGCCACCTGGTGCCGAAGTCGTTGGTTAAACCCATCGACATGGCGCGCGACCAGCTGGTCGCTGAGCTTTTCCAGCTGGCGAGGGATCAGCAGGAAGTACTTCGCAAGCTCAAGCAGCGCGCATTTCAGGACATCGAGGCGTTCGTCGAGATGTCGGCCGAGCAGTACCAGGTCAAGCTGGGCGGTGTTAAGGGGAACGTGACGCTGCCCAGCTTCGACGGCAAATACAAGGTGACGCTGTCGCGCGCCGCGAACCTGAAGTTCGACGAGCGCCTGCAGGCCGCCAAGGCGATCATCGACGAGCTGCTGACCGAGTGGGCAGAAGGGTCGCGTCCCGAGATCCAGGCGATCATTCAGCGCGCTTTCGACACCGACAAGGAAGGCAACCTCAACACAGGCCGCGTGCTCTCGCTGCGCAGCCTGGACATCAAGGATGCGCGCTGGCAGCAGGCCATGAGCGCCATCGGGGACAGTGTCCAGGTCGTCGGCACCAAGAGTTACGTGCGCTTCTACCAGCGTATCGAGGGCAGCGATGAATACGAGGCAGTGCTGCTCGATATCGCCAAGGTCTGAGGGGGCGCCATGGACCGACAAACCGCGATCTCAAAAATCAAGAAGTGCCTGGCGCTCTCGCAAAGTGCCAACGACCACGAGGCCGCTGCCGCCCTGCGGCAAGCCCAGGCGCTCATGCGCGAGCACGGGATATCAGACACCGACGTGCTCGTGTCTGACATTTCGGAGTGCGGCGCAGATGCAGGTGTGTCGCAACGGCCACCGCAGTGGTTGGCACACCTGGCTCTGGTGGTGGCGCATGCATTTGGCTGCAAGACCATCTTCTCGTATTCGTGGCGGGTCGGCGGAACGTGGAAGTTGATTGGTGCACTGGCTGCGCCAGAGGTCGCGCAATACGCCTACGAAGTGCTTCTGCGCCAAATCAAGAAGGAGCGCCGTGCCTTCGTAGCCCAGCACTGCAAGCGGCTCAAGCCGACCAACAAGACGCGTCGCGCCGATCTGTTTTGCGATGCGTGGGTAAGAACGGTATCGCGCATGGTGGGCGAGTTCGCCACCACCCCGACGGGCGAGAAGGCCATCACGACCTACATGGAGAGCCGGTACTCGGATACTCAATCGCTAGAGCCGACCAACCGCAACCAAGGCCGCAATCTCAACGACAGGGATTACGACGCAATGGCAGCCGGAGCCTCTGCTGGGCGTCGCGCCCAACTGCATCGTGGCGTGGGTAGTGCCGACGCTCCACTCGCCCTCACTTAACAAGCGAAACGCCCGCACCAGCGGGCGTCTGCAGGGTGTGGTGGCCCTGCACTGATGAGCAGCCAAACCAAACACATGAAGGGGGAACGCTGATGAAAGAAGCCATCGTCATGGCCGCCAACATCGCCACGCTGATCCTGATCGTCGCAGTCGCAGCAGCGGGCGAGCAGCGCTACTGGAACCGAAAGAACGCAGAGAAAGGCAATGACAGCAATCCTTGATGTCGCGGCCTGGGCTCTGATGGGTGGCGGCACCGTGCTGAATCTGGCCGCCGTCGTGATCGTGCTGCGCGAACGCGCACGCAGCAAGCAACGAGGTTAAGCAATGGCAAAAATGACACGCGAAGAGATCATCAAGATCGAGTACGAGCTGTCCAGCCCGTACGGTATGGCTCGACTGGAATGCGACGGCTTCCGCGTTGATGTACGGGTGGAACGAGACAAGGGCCTGAGCTACTGCTTAATGGTCTACGTCAACGGAGAGTGGAAAGGCGCCTGGATCAAGGGCGAATGCGAAGAAGCCACGCGCTTCTACCGTCCTGCGTCTCGGTCGTTCTACACCCCAAAGCAAAAGGCCGGCCTGCTCAAGGCATTCGGAAAGCGCGAGATCAAGCAGTCGTTCCCGAACTTCGACCGGAAGATCGTCAGCTACATGCCTACCTGGTCGTCCGCTAAGCCGATGCTGCGGCATTTCATGAAGACGTGCGCGGAGATCCGGGTGGTTCACCTGGGATACCCGCTGCCTGAACCGAAGGCTGCCTGACATGGTTGATCGCAGCCTGCTCGCCAAGATCCACATCGCCAAGGCGCAGCTCCGCATGGACGATGACAGCTACCGCGCCATGCTGCGCTCCGTGGCTGGCGTCGACTCGGCCAAGGATCTGAGCGCGGATGGTGCCACCCGCGTCCTGCAGCACCTGGAGCGCTGCGGCTTCAAGCCCAAGGCAACCAAGCGGATCGGCCGCCGCCCGAACGTTGCGCTGTCGCGCGAAGCGATGCTGCGCAAGATCGAAGCGCTCCTGGCCGACGCCGGCCGCCCATGGGAATACCTCACCGGCATGGTTAAACGCATCTGCAAGGTGGACGCTATCGAGTTCTGCACCGACGACATGCTGCGCAAGCTGATCGCCGCCTTGCAGATCGATGCCAACCGACGCGCGAGGAACGTATGAACCTGGAAGGCATGGAACACCTGCTGCCGCGCACCGCGCGCACGCTAATCGCGGTGATCGGTCTCTCCGCGACGAATGCTCTCATCCGCGCGATGCCTGGCGTGGTGTTCCCTGTCCCCAAGCGCAAGACCCGCATGGGCGAAGCCCGTTTCGAGGAGCTGGCCGAGTGCATTGGCACCGAGGCTGCCGAAGCGCTGTGCCGCCACTACGGCGGCGAGTCGCTGGAAATCCCGACCTGCCGCACCGCCATGCGCGAGCTGTTTCATCGGCAACTACGGGCTGAGTTCGATCGCATTTCCAGCGGCCATAGTGCCGGGTATGCTGTGGCCCGCTTGGCTGCAACGCACCGCATGTCGAGCCGGCACGTCTGGCGTGTCCTCAAACTGCCGGACAAGGAGCCGTCGACGGCCGATCAGCTCGCGCTGTTCTAGGCTGTACACTGCATCCCGACCAAGCCCCGCCCCTGAGCGGGGCTTTTCACGTCTACTGACAGCCGCCACATTGGGTGTGTGTCAGTACCAAACCTAGACTCGCCCTCAACTAATTTCAGGTTGGGCGATGTCAGCACCGAAGCCATTGCCCAACATGTTCAACACACAAGGGCAGTCCATCCATGGCTCGAATCTCTCCCCAAGACGCAGGCGGCAAGAACGTCGTCGCGCTGCTCGATGCGATCGCCGTCAGCGAACTGGGGCCGCGCATCATCGCCGGCTCCGACGACGGCTACAACGTCCTGGTCGGCAGCACCCCGAATCACATTCTGACGTTCCAGTTCTACGCCTCGCATCCCAACATCCTTAACCGTGCGATGAATTCGACGGCTGCCGGCCGCTATCAGCTGCTGCACCGCTTCTATGGCTCCTATGCCGGGCTGCTGCATCTCACCGACTTCAGCCCGCTGGCGCAGGACCGCATCGCAATCCAGCAGATCAAAGAGCGAGGCGCGCTCGATCTGATCAAGCAAGGCAAGTTCGTTGCGGCGCTGGGCCGCATCAGCAACATCTGGGCGTCGCTGCCGGGTTCCCAATACGGCCAGCACACCAACACGGTCGCCTATCTCGCTGACGCCTACAAGAAGGCGGGTGGCCAGATCTGCGTGGGGGCCTGAGATGAACAAACGCCGTAGCGTTTT